AACATGGAACAACATTAAGCAAAGTACTTCACAGACATGGAGTGATATGAAGCAAACAGCATCGACAACATTTAGCGGAATTCATAATGATTCAAGTAGCACATGGGACAGAATGAAATCAACTTTCCAGAGTAAAGGCGGCGGCTTGAATGGTACAATGGCGGCACTATGGGAAGGATATAAAGGTGTTTGGAGAACTGGTTTTAACGCTCTTAATAATTTAACTGGTGGCAAACTGGGCGACATTGCTGACAAAGTTTCAAGCTGGGGTCCAAGAATTAAGAGTAGATTGGCAGATATGTTTCATTTTCAGATACCACACATTCCACTCCCTCATTTTAGTATAAGCGGCAAATTTAGTATCAAACCTCCAAGCGTACCTCATTTAGGTGTAAACTGGTATGATACAGGTGGTATTTTCAACAGCCCAAGCATAATTGGTGTTGGTGAAAAAAGACCAGAATTTGTTGGTGCACTCGACGACTTAAAATATATTGTATTAAAAGCACTTAAAGAAGCAATCCCAGCTCAAACACTGGCAGGAGCAACAATAGGCGGCTTGACAATACAGGGCGATGTATATGTAAGAAACGACCAAGACATTGATAAACTTTCACAAAGTATTTATAAAACTAATAGCAAGGTATTAAGGGCACTCGGTAAACGAGATGTATAAAGGGGGTATGTATAATGAGCCTTAAAATTGATGACAAATACCTTGAAGATTTCGGGCTTAAACTGGAAGATTATACAATTAGTGCAACCCCCGAAATTAAAACAAGGCGAATTGATATTGTAGGTAGAGACGGCAGTGTTGACAATGGAACTAATTATGGCAACAATGCAATAAAAATTAAAGTATGTGCAGATGAATCAGATATGGGAACTTTATTTAGTAGGTTAAGAGCATTTACAAGTTGGCTCGACCCAAGGCAAGGCGACCGTCAATTTTTATTTGATGATGATTCATCTGTGATAAGGTTTGCAAAACTTGACGCTTCAAGTGATTACAGTAAAATGAAGGGCATGGATAAAAGTGTTGCAGATGTTGAACTTACCTTTGTTATGAGTGACCCGTTCACTTATGGGGCAACACTTAACAGCACTTCACACATTTTCGCCCCAGCCGAATCAATTACCATTGCAAATAATGGGGGGCTGGATGCCCCCATGGTAATTCGATTTCATTGTACTGATACAGCAAGTATGAACCCAGCAAATGGAATCGGTGGTGTAAATGCTGGCGATGGGATTAGTATAAGTGGGGTTAAAATACAGGTGAATGATACCTATATTAAATATATAGGTATTATTTACACAGGTGATGAAGTTGTAATTGATACAAAAGGAATGACAATGGTTTATGACGAAGATAATGCTTTAAGGTACTGGGAAGGTGATTTTCCGAAGCTGGCAGTTGGTGACAATACAATTACAGTAACGGATGATACTGGATTAGGTGCTAATGTAACGATAGAATTTAGAGAAAGGTGGTTATAATAATGGCACAGTTTAAAACAAGAAGAGATTATTCAATTAATAATGTTCCAGTTGTTGGATATCAAGACAGTGCAGATATACAGGATGTGCTATTGTGGGGGGTTAAGCCAGTAACCGACACAGGGTTGTCAACTGATGCAAATGGTATTTTAACGGTTGCACATAAGCCGATTATTGATATAACCCATGACGCAAAAGATGACAATGGCACTTTAAGGGAAAGGCTTCTTGATGCGAATGATATTACTATTGCTGGATATTATATTGGTGATGTAGATGGTGCGGCTGGAACAATCCATTTATACACAGATGCAGGAAAGACAACCAGTGCGGCAAATGCCACAGGCATATCAGTAACTTATAATACTCTTGTGCCTATTACCATTGACAGTAATGGAAAGCTGGTTGTTGTAACTGATATAAGTGGGCAGACAGTAAATGTAAATGATGCAACTCCTATAAGTGTAAATCTTGCGGCATTAAGGGCGGCAGTAAATACAGAAACCGCTTTCGGTAAGGTTTATTTACAGGATTACACTGGTTGGCATCCTGTTTGTTGTAATCCAGACAGCGACCCAAGGACGCCGCCATTTCAAAGTACTCCTTCAACCAGTATGTTCGCCCCCCTTGCAGTAAGTGGCTTCAACCTTGAATTTTTAGGTAAGGATGCAACTTTGCTTGAAAAATGGGGCAGAAAAAGGGCTATGAATATAACCAAAACAAAAGAAATGACAGCCCTTTCAAGTTCGGGCGATTATATATGGAGTAGTAGTGGCACGAATGTAATATGCCTTATGAAACTTGAATTAATAAACAATATGAATGAAGTGATACAGTTTGATGTAAGAGAAGGTTCAACAAAATCAATCATTAATGCTGGTGCGGCGAGTGGTAAGATTACAATCCCAGCAAATGGAATGATAACACTTGACTTCGGAAGGGGTTATGTGTTTAGCACTGCGGTGGCTGGATTAAAATTTTATGCTGTAACCCCAGCAAGTATCGACTTGACAGCGATTGCTCATGGTTGTGAACTATAATTAAGGAGGTGGCTTAAATGGAAAATTATCCTATTATACTCGACGATAATGGTAAGCCAAAAGCCATTATTCAAAATGCCTTTGATGTGCTTATTAAAGACCAGTTGATGACAAGTACAAACGGATATGAAACACTGGAATTTAAAATGCCAGCAAAAGACTTAAAAAGGAGTTATGTGGCAAATGAAACAAAAGTTCGAATTAAGGATAGGGGTAATTATAGGGATTTCATAATTAGGATAATTGAAGACGATAAAGCCGATAAGTTTACAACCGCTATAACTTGCGACGCCACATGGTATGACCTTAATGACCCCGAACCTGTTTCAAATATAACCCTTGACAGTGTTGGACCAACTGCGGCAATGGCGGCAATATTGGACGGCACTGAATGGAGTGTGGGCACAGTTGAAATCACTGTGCCCCATGATTTTAATATCAAGGAAAGTATGACAAGGTTGCAAGCATTAAGGGCAGTGCCGACACTTTATGGTGGTGAACTTTATTTTAGAACTTATGAAAAGAAAGTTGACTTATTGGAAGAAGTAGGCGAACAGACAGATTATTTATGCACTTATGAAAAGAATACTTCAGAGATAAAAAGAACTATTGATACGACAAACTTAATTACAAGACTTTATTTAACTGGGGCAAACGGAATCACGATAAGCAGTGTAAATAATGGCATTGATTATCTTGAAAATTATAGCTGGTATGATAACCAAAATAAGCCAAGAGTTTTAAAAACTTTATATCATGATGATAATAGGTTTACAAATCCGAACTATATGAAACAATGGATGGCGGCTTACCTTGATGTTATAAGCCAGCCAGCAATTAATTACACTTTAAAGGTTTCATTTATAGGTGGCGAAATACCTTCACTGGGTGACTATATACCAGTATTTGATAAAGATTTAAACTTAAGCAAACAGATGAGAGTTGTTGCAAGAACAATAAATGTACTTCAGCCAGAAGATAGCGAAGTACAACTGGACACAGCCCTTAAAACACTTGCTGACCAATTAAGTTCGGCACTGGATAACGATACTTCAGATATTGCCAGTGTTAGTGATGCAGTAGAAAATGCAATGCAAGATATATCAATGTTTAACTTGTTATTTAACAGCAGGGGCGACGATGGGTTTAATTACTGGGTAAACAGTGGCTTCACGATTGATAATACAGCAGGGGTAAGCGGAAGCAGTGCCTTTGTAACAACTGGCGAAATGGGTGTAGAAAAAAGCCTTGCCCAGACCGTTGATGTAGCAAACAGAGACGCCTATACAGTAAGTGCAGAAATTGAAATAGATAATTTGATTAAGGGTGCAAATGGTAAAGTTGGATTTGAAGTAACTTTCGAATATGAAGATGGTACAACAGAAACTCAATTTATAACAGTGGGGTGATGAATATGGAATCTTTCGCTAAAAAGGTACAGCCAGAGCAAGCCAGCTCCAAAATAAAGAAAATAAAATTGAGATTGGTTGTATCCGATTGCACTGGCACAGTTAAAGCAACCGACATTATGTTACAAGGCGGTTCCACAGCGACCCGATGGATAGGACATCCCTCAGAAATAAAGTGGAGTTTCGATAATGAATAGAAATTTAAGATATATGGGGCTGGCAACTCCCTCTGATGGGAAAAAAGTTAAAAAGGTAACTGTGAAATTAAAAGTAAATGATTGCACTGGCACAATTAAAGCATCAGATTTTATGTTGCAAGCTGGCAGTATTTTAACAGGTTATATATGTAACACTCAAGAAATGTTATTAAGGCATAGAACCGATGGAACAAATATCGACCCTCCACAGCATTTCAACAGTGTTTTAAGAGGACAGAATATTATTATAGTACCGAACCAAGGTACAGCAACCACAGGACTTGACCTTAAGGTTACAGCAACAAAGGCAACCACTGGAGCAATTAATATCGCCACTTATTATAATACAAAACAGTTCAATTATAGTAATAATTTACAGGCTGGCGATACATTGGAAATTGATTCAGCGAATCATGATGTGCTGGTAAATGGTTCAGAAATGTCACATGATAATTATAGTGGTGCTCCTATGACGTGCCCAGCAGGGGACGCCATTTATAGAATAAACTTTAATAATCGTGATGTAGGCACTTGCTTATTTACGGTTACAAAGTGGGACAAAAGTGGGGTGAATTGGTAATGCGAAGATTTATGAGTTGGACATTTGCAAAGACGACCAGAATGTATAACGAAATAGATGCAAATGGTGATAAAATATACCAATTAGGTATATTCGATTTTACAGTGGACAGCACTGGCACAATTACAAGAAATGCAGGAATGACCGCTGACAATAACACTTATCATCTTAATAAAATAAATACCTTAATTGCAAAGTATCCGAACATTAGATGGTATTTAACAATAAGGAATGACGGTAATTCGAGTATCTTTAATGCACTAAAAAATAATACAAATGGTGCACAGGATACTTTTATTAATGAAATAAATAGATTAATAAATGAAAATACCTATATTACAGGTATTGATATTGACCTTGAAAGAGGTGGCAGTAAAACCGATGAAAGTTTGGTGCTGGCTTTATTTAGTAGGATAAGCAGTACGGTAAGGGGTAGGGGATTAAAGGTACACTATGACCTCCCAGCAATGACCGCCGCTTATACGACAGTTGGTGCTGAAAAATGGTGCAATTATGCAAACTTGAAATCATTGATGGATAGTTGCACAATTATGAGTTATGGTATGAGCTGGGCTGGCAGTGCCCCCAGCCCTATCAGCCCTCGTAATTGGCTTGAACAAGTTTATGCCTATGTAACACAGCAACTCGACCCGAGTACTGTGTTTATGGGTTTGCCAGCTTATGGATTTAGGTGGCAAATATATAAAAAACCGACTGACCAGTACGACTATAGGGGTGAAAGTTCGGGTTCTTATTTAGCATTTTTATATTGGATGTTAGGTAAATACAACCATACTGAAGACGCCTATAATGCAGGGCAAAGAACAGATAATCCTCAACCATATATCCCCTTTGTTGGTTACTGGGATGACGACCAGATAAGCCCATATATTTTATTGGATGTTTATGACTTCCAAAATGCCAACGACACGACAAGCGATAAAAATAACTTATACCCTTTAAATATTGACACTTATAATAATAAACCCTTTTTTACAGCATATAGTCAACAGCAGAAAACAAACTTTAATAATATTGTAGTGGACAAGGTAGTAAATACAGCCGATGGCGGTGGATGGGATTGTAGTGGTGCTCTTACACTGGGTGGAAACTTTGTTGCGGCAAGACCCCCAGTACAGTTGAAAGATGCAGAAGGAAATCCAGCAGTTGATGAAAATGGTAATCCTATAATGGAAGATGAAGGTGTTGCAAGTACGACATTTAATGTTGCAACTGGTGGCACTTATGATATTGTTTTATGGGTGAATTTTCCATGGTGGGATAGAAATTCATTAAATGTAAATATTGATGGAAGTAACTTTACAGCAACTCAACCGACACAATGGTATCCACTGGCAAGACAAAAGCACTGGTTTAAAGTTGGTTCGATTAATTTAAGTGCTGGTTCTCATACCTTTACTTTTAATGGTGCAAATAGTGTAGACGGAACTCAACTTTATGGGTTTAGGGTGGCAAGTTCATTCAGTTATACGATGGATTGTGGTAATATTGATTTTACAGTAAAGCCAGCAACTTTCCTCGATGTAAATAATAACCCAGTACAAGCGGCAAGCGGTTACAAGTTGACACTTGAAGCATTAAGAAGAACTCCAGAATATGCCTATATATGGAGTGATGATTTTAGAAGTTATGCCCCAGACCCAGAACAAGGAACACAGTTTAACAGTGCATTATTTAACACTTATTATAATGTAAGTGGTAGCTGGACAGTTGATGGAACTTATATGAACCCGAGCACTTTAAGAGGTAGTGGAAGCATAAGTATTAAATACAGCAACTTCAGCAATATAAGAGTTAAGACAACATTTTCATTCAGCGGAAATGAAGCTGGATTAAATATTGGTAATGCCAGAATTGCTTTAAAAAGTGGTCAGATTGTGTTATACTTGAATGGTGGACAGGTAAATAGTGCCAGTGTGGACACGACTGGCACTAATAGTATTATAGCAAGGTGCAGGGGTGGTTCAATGGATGTTCAATACAATGGTTTGACTGTATTTACTTGCAGTGGTGTAAGCAGTTACAATTTCGGACTTTATACAACTTCAGCGACAATGTATTGCACATTACTTGAAGCATATGACAGTTATTGGATGCAGTTGCGAGAGGCTGTAACGGTAACAACCCCAGCAGGGACGGAACAGTTAGGCAGAATTAATCGAAGTGCAAATTATGATTCTGTAAACAACTGTATTTATATACCGAGTGGAGAGGAAATAAATTATAGAACTGACCTTGACCGATATAATGAACCTGTGGTTATTTCAATGGACTGGGATTACTTGCACAGTTCCGAATTTAGTGCAAGCGGAGACACTGCAATTTCCATACATGCCGATGATATTGGTGTGTGGGTAAGTGGTTTGTATTTAGTTGATAAAGATGGTGCTTCTATATGCTATTACAGTGATATGAATATGTACTTTTATTGGATGAACCGAGCCGAATTTGAATGGAAATTACAAGGAATCGGCACATGGGCTATCGGACAGCAAGACCCGAACTTTTATAAGTATTTACCTTAAAATCCTTTTAACCACTTTAATAATTATCTTATTTTCTTATATATTTAATGATTGGTTAATCAAGGAGGAGGTCGACATGGAAGATGTAAATCAAAATAAGGTTTCTATGGGTGAACTGGTTCGACGGGTTAGCAATGTAGAAGACAGAATAGAAAAATTGGAAGGAAAGGTGGAGAAACTGAATGCTGTTGATGTGGAAGTAAAATCCGACATCAAGAGTTTAAAAACTGAATTTTCCAATGTTAAAAATGACGTGCTGGCAACATTGCAAGGTCACAATGAAAAAACATGGAAACTGATGGATAAGCTGGGTAAAATAATTGTTGTTTTACTCATTGCAATCTTGTTACTGGTGGGGATTAAAATAGCCCCCGAAATTCTGAAATTATTATAAGGAGTGAATTATATGTTTAAGGGAATTGACGTATCAGAACACAATGGAACTGTAAACTGGGAACAGGCAAAGGCGGCAGGACTTAACTTTGCACTTTTAAGATGTGGATTTGGGCAAGATGAAGCATCACAAGATGACAGCCAGTTTGCAAGAAATGCGAGCGAATGTGAAAGACTGGGAATACCTTATGGGGTTTACCTTTATAGTTATGCTCTTCATGTTGAAGGTGTTGCTGGTGAAGTAAATCATGTGTTAAGACTATTAAGGGGCAGAAAACCTTCTTACCCTGTATATATTGACATGGAAGATGCCGATGGGTATAAGGGAAGAAACGGAATGCCTTCGAGACAAACTATTACAGATATTATAAAAGCCTTCTGTTCACAAATGGAAAAAGCTGGTTACTTTGTTGGCTGGTATGCGAATAAAGATTGGTGCATTAATCATTTATATGCAGACCAGTTGAAAAATTATACTTTCTGGTTTGCAAGACCTGCGGTTGATAAACCAGATTTGAATTGTGCAATGTGGCAAAGCCAGTTCGGAGAAACAGGTGGAAGATTTGCTGGTGTAAATGGCGGCTGTGATTTGGATGTAAGTTATGAAGATTTTGACGCCATAATTAAAAAAGCTGGCTTGAACGGATATGGTAAAAATACCCCAGTAACCCCAGTAACTCCGACCCCAGTAACCCCAGCCCCACAACCAGCAACCGAACATCTTGATAACACTTATGGCACAGTTACAGCCGATATATTAAATGTTCGTAATGGTGCAGGAACAAATCATGAAATAATTGGGCAACTTAAAAAGGGTGCAAGGGTAAGACTTGATTTTAAATCGAATGGTTGGTGGAGTATTTATTTTGGTGACCATGGTGGATTCGTGAGTGCAGATTATATTTCAGTTGGTGGCAGTGCCTCAGTAAGTGCCCCAGCCCCAGCAAGTAATAATTATTACACTGTAAAATCTGGAGATACACTTTCTGGCATTGCTTCAAGGTATGGCACAACTTATCAACATCTTGCTGAAATAAATGGTTTAAGTGACCCGAATAAAATTTATGCAGGACAAAAGTTGAAAGTTACAGGTTCAGCAACTTCAACCGCTCCTTCAAGTATTGTTTACACAGTACAAGGCGGAGATTCACTTTCAAGAATTGCTTCAAAATACCATACAACTTATCAACATCTTGCAAAGATAAACGGTATTGCTGACCCGAATAAAATTTATGTAGGACAAAAGATTAAAATCCAGTAATGGATAAAAAGTTTATGGCTGGCACTTTAATAAATGCCAGCCTTTAATATATATTTAATGTAATAAAAAATAAGGAGGCGATGTTATGAATAACATCGGTGCTGTATTATGGGATTGGCGATTTGTTATCGCTGTGATTGTGGCAGTTGTAATTTATGCGATTGCTGAATGGAACAATTTTAAAACACTTGCTTTTCAAGCAATGCTGAGAGCCAAAAGTAAAGCAAAGGATGCAGTATTGCAAAGCGGCAAGGAACAAGAGGACTGGGTTTGTGAACATTTATATTTTATATTGCCAGCAAGGGTAAAGGTATTTATTAGAGACCCAGAAGCCTTGAGACCTGTGGTGCACTGGTTATATCAGAAAGCAAAGGATTTGCTCGATGACGGAAAATTTAATAATAGTGTAGGGTAATAAATAAGGGGGTAGATAAGCCCCCTTATTTTTTTTATCTTTTTTATGAAAAGGTATTGCATTTATAATCATATTATTATATAATATAATCACAGTAAAGGAAAGGCAAGCAACCCAGATAAAAAAAACATAAAAAAACTTCAAGAATTTTTAAAAAAGGAGTTGAAATTTAGAACATATTATTATATAATATAATTGTAGCGAGGGAGATGAACCTCACACAGTTAAAAAAACTTTAAAAGGGAGTGTATTAATAATGACAATGGAAAATGTAAAACTCGGACAGGTATTTGAAAGCAGAAAGGTGAGCGGACAGAAAGGCACAGTTACAGCAATAGGCGACAAGGTTGAACTTACACTTGCAGACGGTGGAACTAAAATGGTAAGCGAAAGCACATTAGGCAGATGGTGGAAATTAGTTGCAGAAGCAGAACCAGCAACCCCAGCAGTACAGGAAGAAAATAATGTGGCAGAAGCCAACAAGGAGGACGGAAATATGGAGGTACAATTACACGAGGCACAGGAAGAAAACCCAGCAGACGGCAAGATAGTTGAAACAGAAAAGCAGGAAGAAGCCCCAGTTGATACCAACAACAACGAAAAGCCAGCAGATGACACAGACAAGAAGGATGAAACCCCAGCCTCAGAAAATAAACCAGCAGACAGCAAGCCAGAACACAGGGGCAGAGGAAAGCAAGCAGTTGACCCAGCAATACAGCAAATGTTTAATAACATGGTTGACCATATGGTTGAGATGGGTGCAGTAAAGAGGGCAACTGGTGGATATGTTGGTTTGTATGTTGACAAGAGAAACATTGCAGAAGTTACATTACAGAAAAAGGGCATAAGGATAAACCTTAACAGCCAGAGCCTCAGTGCTGAAAATATGGATTTATGTAAAATAGTACCTGACACTTATGGCTGGACTCTTGATAGTGTTTACAAGGTAACAAAGACCGAACAGTATGACACAGCGGTTGAAATGCTTGAACAGGGATTTGCATTTAGGAAAAAGCCAGCAGAACCAGCAAAGCCAGAAGATGACAAACAAGAACAGACAGCAGAAGCAAAGTAAAAAACAGGGGGCAAATAAAGCCCCTTGTTTTTTTTTATTTTCTCTATTGCATTTTACTACATATTATTATATAATATACTTGTAAAGTAAATAAGCGATAAAACTTATTGGAGGGTTGAAAAATGATTACAATAAAACAGAAAAAAGCCACAAACTTAAAAACTAAAGAAAGCCTGTATGTGAGTTTTCCTTACAGCCTTGACAGTGTAAGCAAGATTAAAAGTTTACCGAAAAGGCATTATATACCAGCAACTCACGAATGGGAAGTGCCTGTGGCTGAAATAAATAATGTGATTGCATTATTTAGCGACCAAGAGATTAATATCAGCGGAAAGGTAAATACAAAGGTTGCGGCAAAAGTTGAAAATCGAGTAATGTTTGATAAGGTTGACGGAAGTGATTATACATTTAAGACAACCCCATACCAGCATCAAATTGAAGGGTTTAATTATGGGCTTGCACATAATAAATTTTTACTCGGTGATGAACAGGGATTAGGTAAAACAAAGCAAGCGATAGACATTGCAGTATCAAGAAAAAGCCAGTTTAAGCATACTTTGATTGTGTGTGGTGTAAATGGTTTAAAATGGAACTGGCTTAACGAGATAGGCACACACAGCAACGAGAAAGGGCATATAATAGGTAGCTTTATAAATGCAAAGGGCGAAATGGAAGTTGGTAGTGTAAAGGATAGGCTTAAGGACTTGAACCTTATTGCAGACGGACAAAGCATTTACAGCAAGTATTATTTTTTAGTTACCAATGTTGAAACTTTAAGGGATGCGGCAATAAGTAAAAAACTTGAAGACATGTGCACTAATGGAACAATAGGCATGGTAATTATAGATGAGATTCATAAATGTAAAAATGCACAGAGTCAACAGGGTAAAGCAATCCACAGCCTTAAGAGTTATTACAAGATGGCACTTACAGGAACCCCACTTATGAACCAGCCACTTGATTTATATAATGTGCTTAAATGGTTAGATGTTGAACATCATAGTTTTTATCAATTTAGAAATAGATATTGTGTAATGGGTGGTTATGGTGGATATGAAGTAGTTGGTTACAAGAATCTTGCTGAATTAAGACAGGAACTTGACAATGTAATGTTAAGAAGGTTGAAAAGTGATGTGCTTGATTTGCCAGAAAAGGTTCATACGACAGAATATGTTGAAATGACAGCAAAGCAAACTTTATTATATAAACAGGTAAGGGATGCAATAAGAGCGGACATTGATAAGATTAAAGTAAGCCCGAACCCACTGGCACAGCTTATAAGATTGAGACAGGCGACTGGCTGGACTGGTATTTTAAGCAGTAGTATCGCCGAAAGTGCTAAAATGGACAGAATGGTTGAACTGGTTGAAGATGCCACAGCAGAAGGCGGCAAGGCGATTATATTTAGTAACTGGGAAGAGGTTACTAAAATAGCAAAGGTAAAACTTAAGGCTTACAACCCAGCATATATCACAGGTACAGTAAAGGACAGACAAAAGGAAGTTGATAAGTTTCAGAATGATAGTAAGTGCAAAGTTATTATCGGAACTATTGGTGCAATGGGCACAGGCTTAACACTTACAGCAGGGCAAACAGTTATATTTTTAGATGAGCCATGGAACAAGGCAAACAAAGACCAAGCGGAAGACAGGGCACATAGAATCGGAACCACTGGCACAGTAAATATTATAACAATAGTTTGCAAGGATACAATCGATGAAAGGATTAGGGAGATTGTAGACGAAAAGGGTGAGATGGCTGATATGCTTGTAGATGGAAAAATCAATAAGGCTGACAGAAGTAAAATGGTTGATTGGTTGGTTGGATAATAAAACAAAGGGGCTGGCAACCCAGCCCCACACTTTAAAAAGGAGGAACAGTTATGAAGCGGTACAGGTTAAACGGAAAACGGTTGGCAGTGGCTTGTTCGGTTGTTGTGCTTATAGTTGCATGTATTGGAGGATATGTTGTGACGAAGCACAAAATAGTTGAACAAAATAATACAAAATATGAGGAACTGGTTAAAAACCCCAAAAAAATAGCCAGCGATAACAGTATAAAGGTAAGACCAGAAGATGAAGTATATGATGAGATGCACAAAATGGCGAATACTAAAATTATCGCAAAGGATGGCGAAATATGGGGCAAGGAAGACATTACCCCCAGCCTGTGCAATAAGTTGATTGTTGAGATAACAAAGAGTGATTATTATGACAAACAAGTATTATTGAACATGCTTAACAGGTGGGTAAAAGGTGATTTTCATGATGCGGTTGCTGAACATAATTATTTATGGGATGCACTGAAGGGCACAGTTGGCGAAGCAATAAAATTAAAATAGTAAACAAGAAAGGAGGGCTGTGGCATGAAAATTATAGATGGTGTAAAATATTATAAAATTGGAGAGGTGGCAAAACTTATTAATAAAAGCCCTCAGACAATAAAGCACTGGTATGAGTGGGTCGAATATACAGGGGATAAAAGTAAGCAGTTGCCAAAAGTTTATCATCTTGATAACAGAGGTACACGATATTTCAGGGAACAGGATATTCCAGTATTACAAAAGTTCGGGGAAAATATCAAGTATGGTGAAATGAGTGAGTTTAATAGTTACCTATGGGGTGAAAGGGGACAATTAATACGAGAACGAGGAACTCACAGGTGGAGAAAATAAAATATTATATAAATTTTTTATGAGCCAGCTTTAAAAAAGCTGGCTTTTTCTTATATATTTAATGTAACAACAAAATAAGTAAAAGGAGGGGTTCAAGTGGAACTCAAGGAAAAAGTTACAAAGTATTATGAAGTTGATACACAGGTGAAAAGTTTAACTTCAGAAAAGAGCAAACTTAATGCCAGTATTAAAGCAGACATGAGGGCTGGCAACCTTAAGGACTTTGAAGTTGATGACATTAAAGCAGTTTACAACAATTATGAAAAATCATCAATGAATCAAGACAAGTTATTGCAAAGGCTTAAGGATTTAGGACTTACCCAGTGTATTAAGACCGTTGAAGTGGTTGATGAAAAGGTACTGGAGGACATGATTTACAAGGATGAAGTAAAAGCAGTTAAGTTTGAAGACTGTGCAGTTGTTACCCCAGTTGAAACACTTACTGTAAAAAAGGTTAAAAAATCAAAGAAGGGGGATAAATAATATGGCAAAGCCAGATATTAAAAAAGGTGGTACTTTACAGGTTGAGGGCACTGGTAAGGTTGAACTTGACAGTTATGCAATCGAAGTAAATGGTAAAGAGTTGAGCGAAGAAATAATGAACATGATGGGCATTAAGAAATATTCAGATGGTGTGACTTTTTATGGCAGAGTAACAATTAAAATTGAAAACCTTGAGACTGAACCTAAAATAGAAAATACCTTGTTAAAAGGAACCCCAGTTGAAGAAGTAAAAGAGGAGGCGAAGTTTTAATGGCAAAAGTAAAAGCATTCAGAGCAGGATATGGAACAAGTTTTCAAACTGGTGGGCAGAACGGACCATGGCATAAGGTGGCTTGTGAAATTGAAATTGAGGTTGAAGGAAATGACAATGTGGAAGATGTAAAAAGGAAAGCATGGAACACAGTTGAAGCCGAAGTTGAAAAACAAGTTGATGAAATTGTTGGTGCAGAACAATAATATGAAGGGGGCTGGGATATGCCCCCTTATTACCTGTATAAAGGAGGATTATTTATGGAAAATGATGAAGTAATGATTATTAAGTTTAAAGACGAAGATAATTGGATGGTTCATGGGTTTGCTCAAGTTCCAAATTGTATTGCATTGTGCCCAGATTTAACTATACAGGCAAGACATTTATATACTGTATTATGTGTTCATGCGATGCATAAGGAAAAATGTTTCCCCAGCCAGCAAACACTATGCGATGAAATGGGTATTAAGAAACCTAAAAATATTTATCCTTATTTAAAGGAATTAAATGAAGGTGGTTTAATTAATATCATTAGAAGAACTGGTACTTCAAACATTTATGAAATAACCTGTATTGAAGCATATAAAACCCCAGTTATTAATAATTATTTAGCTCATAAATTAAATAGAAAATATGATACAACTTTTACAGAACAGGCAGAAGGTATTCATAGCACAGGATATAAAAATAGGATACCCTCTGTAGGGGGTGACCCCTCACAGAGGGGTACACCTTGTAAGGTGGATACCTCCCCCGTACAAGGTGGAGAGATACACCTTGCAGGGGGTACAAATAATAAAAAAGGAAAAATAAAAAAGGAAGAAGAAAAAGAGAGTCCATCTTTGTTTAATCTTAATAACTGTAATACAGTAAATGCAGTTATAGATTATCTGAATGTAAAAGCTGGCACACACTTTAAGCCAACAACTCGAAGTTATGTAAAGGAAATTACAGGTAGATTAAAAGAAGGATACAAACTTGATAACTTTAAATATGTTATAGATGTAAAGGTTGCAGAATGGAAAGACGATAAGAAAATGCGACAATACTTGAACCCAGAGACATTATTTAGGGTAAGTAATTTCGACAGATATTTAAATCAACCAATGCCAGCAAAACAAGTAAGCAAGACTCAAGAGATGGAAGGCATTGATTATGATGACCTTAACAGGTTGCATAAAATACAGGAAACTTCGAAAAAGAGCGATGTTATTTTCTAAACTTGCTGGGGCACTTTAAGGAGTGCCCCATTTTCTTATATATTTATTGTAGGTAATTTTATAAGAAGGAGGAACACTTATGGCATACAATTATAATTTCGATAAAAATGCTTGCTGGTTTCGAAGCAAGTGTCCGAATTATAATAACCCCGAAGAATGTTATAGGGGTTGTATTAATTATATGGTAATGGATTATCTGTGTTATACAAGCCAGATACCGAAAGCAATGCAACAGCCCGACAATTTAAAACTTGTACCCATAGAAGCAGACATGACGGCATTTAAAAGGCTGGCAGAAATTAAGGATAATATATATAGCTGGGTAGATGGCGGCTATAATTTATTAATTCATAGTGCACAATGCGGCAATGGAAAAACCACATGGGCGATAAAAATTATGCTTAATTATTTTACAAAGTTGCTGAATGGAAATGGATTTAGATGTAGGGGTGTATTTATAAATGTAATTTCATTTATAATAAGGAACAAGCGAGCAATAAGTGTAAAAGACCCAGAACTTGATGACCTTATTGAAAACTTAAGGGAAAGCGACCTTGTAATATGGGATGATGTTGGTGCAAATGATTTATCAAAATATGAATATGATTTGCTTATGGATATTTTAGATTACAGGTTGGCAAACAAAAGGGCGAACATTTTTACCAGTAATGCAAATAAAGAAGAAATGATGAATAATTTAGGACAAAGGTTTACAAGCAGGATACTTGATAGTGAAGTTATTGAAATAACAGGACCAGATGAGAGGGGGAAAAGAATATGGTCGAATTGCAAATCCTCAACAAAGTAATAAAACAGCAAAGCCTTAATATTTTAACACAAAATAATCTCGATACTGATTATTTTATAAGTTATCCAGATGAATATAAATATATTATCGACCATTATAATAAATATGGCAATGTGCCAGACGTCGAAACTATGGCAGACAAGTTTCCCGAATTCGAATTTCTGGATGTTGCCGAAAGTGATAAGTATCTTGTTGAAAAGATACAGGAAGAACATTTATACAGCAAACTTGTACCAATATTGAATAAAGTTGCGGAACTGGTGCAAACAGATACAAATCAAGCGATTGAATACTTGTTACCTAAAATTCAAGAACTGGCAACCATGCAGACAGGATTTAATGAAGGATATGACCTTGTAAGGAATGCACTGGATAGGTTGCAAAGTTATAAAGAACGACAAGATTGTAAGGGGTTGCTGGGGATAAGCAGTGGGCTTGATGACCTTGATGAAGTAACTCATGGCTGGCTTGCTGGTGAAGATTTAATTACCATTGTAGGGCGAACCAATGAAGGTAAAACATGGATATTATTATATTTTCTTTGTACTGCATGGCTGGCAGGAAAAAGGGTGCTATTATACAGCGGTGAAATGAGTGCCTTGATGATAGGATTTAGATTTGATACACTTGCAAAGCACTTTAGTAATTTATCCCTTTTAACTGGTGGCAAAGAACTCGGCAGTTTAACCCCAGAGGATTATTCAAGTTGGTTGCATGAATTAAGTGAAAAGACTGTTCCTTTTATGGTAGTAACCCCGAAGGATTTAGGTGGTAAGCGAATGACTGTGCCAGTGCTTAATGGTTTGATTGAAAAGTATAAGCCCGATATTATAGGCATTGACCAGTTTTCACTTATGAATGATGCAAGGGCGGAAAAGGGTGACCCGACAAGAATTAAGTTGGCACATATAAGCGAAGATTTATATAATTCGAGTGAAAAATATAGTAAGCCTATTATTGCAGATGCACAGGCAAACAGAAAGGCGAGTGAAAAGAAAAAGGGTGATACTGAAGCAGATACCCCAGAACTTGACGAAATACAGGAAGCCGATGCAATAGGGCAGAACAGTTCAAGAGTAATAAGTATTAAACAAAGTGCGGCAGGGCTTAAGGTTACAGTTAAGAAGAACAGGTATGGCTTAAATAATAAGGAATTTCTTTACTTCTGGGATATAGACAAAGGGTACTTTAAGAAAATTAATATGTTGCCAACACACAGCGAACAACCAGTACAGGCGGCAAGTGAGGGCGGGTTTGCGGTAAATGGCACAGAGGTATTTTAAGGGGTATAAAAGCCCTCTTAAAATTTTTTATATAGGTACTTTAATAATCCACTGACGAAAATATATATTTAGTGTAAGGGTAAAGCCCTTATAAATAAATTATATGGAGGTTGTTTTAATGGCGAATTGGTGTGTTAATAACTCGGGGCACTCAATCAATGTTTATGACGGCGTCTGGGGCAATGTTATCGGACAGTTATATAGCAAAGAAATTTATATCTTTGTTGACAACTATCAAGATAACTGGCACACAATTTATTTCAAAGACCCATCAATGTATTTTCCGAGGTTCGGTTATGTAAATGAATTTGACTTCACTTATGGGTTTGTGCAGTTTAACGAATTGCCAGCAGGAACAATCGA